ATGGCGTTACATATTGTGGACACACAACCTAAAGATAATAGCAACGAGCCTGTTCCTGTTGCTTGGTCTATTGGTGAAAGTGTTGCAGAAATTGGTGAAGTGGTTGATGTTGGTTTTACTTGCCGGCATGGTGATATGGTAAAGAAAGAAGGCATCGCTAAATCTACTAATCGCCCGTTTGCTGGGTATGTATGCACTGCACCTAAAGCCGAACAGTGTGATGCTAAATGGGCAAAACTTACAGCTGCAGGCACATGGTATTGGCCGGATGATTCTGAATCTGGTAAAGGGGGTGAATAAATGGGATATGTAGAAATCTACAGAGGTGGACCTTACCTGGAGCGAATGGAAAACGACCAGGTAAAGTTTCTACCATCTACTGACTTATGTATAGCTTGTAATGACGACAGGTTAATACATAGTGGTAATTACTTGATTTGTACTCAATGCCAATGTAGGCAATAAGGATATTATCATAATGTACCCACAATTCAAATGTAATGGCTGTAAGGCTAAAACCGAGTTTTTATGGCTAGAGCAATTAGATACGCCTGAAGGGTTTAAGGCTTATCAGTGCATGAGCTGTGGCTGCGTTGGCGTAAAGAATATAGCCGAAGCTTTGCATATTCCCGACAGTGATATATGCAGATGCAGTAAGTGTGGTGGATGGAAGTTTCTCACCGTGGACTGCCACACTTGCCAATTGATTGGAGCTAAGTAATGCCGACTTATGAATACAGCTGCAGCGAATGCGGCACTTATGGATCTATACATAAATCTTATGAGGACGAGGTTTCCGGTATAGATTGCCCTAAATGTAATTTACAAATGTCTCGGATCTACTCAGCACCTGGCTTGATCTTCAAGGGTGATGGATGGGCTGGTAAAGCATGAGTGAGGCTGGCTACGATTACAACTGGATAGATCAGTACAATATTGTGCCCTTCTTCGACACGCCTTGTGACCTGCGGTTATGTTAATCAATTTGACAAGGCATGCTACCCTGAACAGAAAGCGTTCGATCTTAAATCGAAAAGCTGAGCCGCCAAAGGCTAGGCTCGGAAGGCGCAGAGTTTGGGCCACCCTATTGCTAATTGCATTTAACAGTTGCTTTTCAAAAGATTATTCCGTTGCAACTGATACCACAAATCATTATCGCCAGTGGGCATTTATACAGCTTAATAATTTAGATGAGTTCTATTGTTTAGATTACTTGTATTACAGAGAATCTAGGTGGAATCCTAAAGCCGTATCACCATCTGGTAAACACTTTGGTATACCACAAGGCAGGTCTAAATGGCTCAGCACTGTTGATGGATATAAGCAAGTAGAGTGGGGTATTAAGTACAACATGAATAGATATGGTTCTATGTGTAAAGCATTAGATCATTACAAGCTAAAGGGCTGGCATTGAGTGAGCGTGAGTTAGGTAGTGGTAAGTGGAAGAAACTACGCATTACCATATTAGATCGGGATGGTTGGCAGTGTGCAGTATGCAATAAGCCAGCGCATACAGTAGATCACATCATTCCACGCGTTAAAGGTGGTGATATGTGGAGTCCAGATAATTTACGTGCCATGTGTAAATCGTGTAATAGCAGCAAAGGTGGGCGTTTTTTTAGCCACAAGGCTACCCCCCCTGTCTTTCTGAACTCTTCTCTCCCTGAGACGGTCCGGACCGTTCCGGATTCGCCCTTTATTAAACCTGATACGCTTGACTTCGATGCAGAATGATGCGGAAGTAAAACAGACCTCACGAGGGGTCGGGTCAATTGGCAGCACTGAACCTAGAATCCACACGCCATTATTAAAAGGCCCATCCAAATCACAAGAAGTTGCAGATCTAGCTGAGAAAATTGGTTTGCCCTTGATTCCTTGGCAGCGTTGGGTGCTAGATGATTTACTAGCTCTAGATGATGAGCAGAATTGGCGCAAGAAGACAGCATTGATATTGGTAGCACGTCAGAATGGCAAAACTCACCTGGCTCGCATGTTAATTCTTAGCCATCTGTTCTTATGGGGCTCTAAGAATGTGCTGGGCATGTCCTCGAACCGAAATATGGCATTGGATACATTTAGGCAGGTTGCTTACACGATTGAAGATAATCCATTCTTAAAAGAGCAGGTAAGACAGATTCGCTTGGCTAATGGTCAAGAATCTATTACGTTAAAAAATGGAGCACGTTATGAGATTGCAGCTGCGACCAGAGATGCACCGCGTGGTAAGACTGCCGACTTCTTATACATAGATGAGTTACGCGAATGGACACCAGAAGCATTTACAGCTGCATTACCGGTAACTAGAGCAAGACCTCAAGCCATGACATTAATGACAAGTAATGCTGGCGATGGATTTAGTACGGTGCTTAATGATCTACGTGAACGCTGCCTATCATACCCACCTGACAATTTAGGTTACTACGAATGGTCAGCACCACAACATTGTAAGATACATGACCGTAAAGCATGGGCTATGGCAAACCCCGCATTAGGGCATTTAATAAGTGAGCAGACTTTAGAAGAATCTGTAAACACAAACAGCGTAGAAGCTACTCGTACTGAGATGTTATGCCAGTGGGTAGATAGCACAGTCAGCCCTTGGGTGTATGGCAGTATAGAAGCATGCAGTGACAGCACATTAGAGATCCCTGTCGGCCCGATGACTATAATGGCCTTTGATATTGCACCTACGCGCAGATCCGGTGCTTTAATTATGGGTCAGATGAAAGATGGCAAGATAGCGGTAGGCCTTGCACAGCTTTGGCATAGTGATATTGCAATAGATGAAGTAAAAATGGCTAGCGATATAAATGAGTGGGCTAAAAAATACCATCCACACATAATCTGCTTTGACAAGTACGCCACGCAGTCAATTGCCACACGATTAGAGCAAAGTGGCTGGCGCATGCAAGATGTTAGCGGCCAGGCGTTCTACCAGGCATGTTCAGATTTATCCGATGCCATGGCTAATGGCAGAATGGTTCACAGCGGTCAAGTAGATCTAGTACAACACCTAAATAATTGCGCTGCAAAGACAAGCGATGCTGGCTGGCGTATAATAAGAAGAAAATCAGCCGGTGATGTTACAGCTGCAATATCCCTGGCCATGGTTGTAAGTCAATTGACACGCCCACAACAAACCGCGCAAATATTTGTCTAACTTGCACCAATAGTCCGATTTATGGTATATAATACCTATATGGGTCTATTGTCTGCTTTAGGTATTACAAATAATAACAAAACCGTACAAGCGCAATACGCCCCTGCCGTTATGAATGATGGCTACACCTATGGTGGCGTTGGAAATGCTTTTGGATATGGCCCACTAGATCGAGCCTTGGCTATGCAAGTACCAGCTGTTGCACGATGCCGTAATTTAGTTGCTGGCGTAATTAGTTATTTACCTTTAGAACTTTACAAAAAATCTACTGGAGAAGAATTAGGTTCTCCTGTATGGTTAGAGCAGCCGGACATCCGTCAGCCTAGATCCGTCACGATAAGTGCCACTGTAGATTCTTTAATATTCTACGGTGTCGCTTATTGGCGTGTAACTGAAGTTTATGCAGATGATTTACGCCCATCACGTTTTGAATGGGTAAGTAACCTAAGAGTTAATGCACAATTAAATGCTAAAGGTACTGAAGTTTTGTATTACACCGTTGATGGTGAAAAAGTACCTATGGTTGGCCCTGGATCATTAGTTACATTCCAAGGATTAACACAAGGCGTATTGCAAACCGCAGGTCGCACAATTCAAGCGGCATTAGATTTAGAAAAAGCCGCAGCTGTAGCAGCGCAGACACCAATGGCAACAGGATTCTTAAAAAACACTGGCGCAGATATGCCAGAATCACAAGTACAAGGATTATTGGCAGCTTGGAAAGCAGCACGTCAATCTAGATCTACTGCATATCTAACCAGCACACTATCTTATGAAACTGTTGGATTTAGCCCTAAAGATATGATGTATAACGAAGCATCACAATATTTAGCAACACAAGTTGCTCGTGCTATGAACGTTCCTGCTTATTACATTAGTGCTGATATGAATAACAGCATGACCTACCAGAATATTATTGATGGCCGTAAAGAGTTCGTAGCTTACTCTCTACAGCCATTTATCTGTGCTATTGAAGATCGCTTATCTATGGATGATATTACCACTAGAGGCAACGTAGTCAGGTTTAACATCGAAGAATCATTCTTACGCGCTGACACAATGAAGCGGTTAGAAGCAATAGAGAAAATGTTGGCTTTAGGTCTGATAGACGTAGAGCAAGCTAAAGAAATGGAACATATGTCGCCTAACGGAAATGAGAGCTATAATGTTTCTTAATTTTAGTAGCGCAATTGAAAGTTCAGACAGCGAACGCAGAATTATCGCTGGCAAAATTGTGCCATACGAAAAAGTAGGATTTACCTCAGCAGGCCCAGTTGTATTCGCCAAAGATTCTATCGATATTGGTGATCCTGGAAAGATTAAGATGCTTATGCAACACAAAAACGATAAGCCTATTGGCCGCATGCAGAAGTTTAATAAGGCGGAAGATGGCATTTACGCATCCTTTAAGATCAGTGCATCTATGCAAGGTCAGGATGCTTTAACACTTGCAAGCGAGCAGTTAATTGATGGCCTATCTGTAGGCGTTGAGGTAACTGGATCTAAGCAGATGAAAGATTATTTATATGTAACCAAGGCAAGCTTAAAAGAAGTTAGCCTGGTAGAAACACCAGCATTTGCTGAGGCAAATGTAACTAAAGTTGCTGCAAGCGAAAGCGAAGCAGA